TTGGTGACAAATCTGTTGGCGACAATTGCGGAGAGACGTTTTTAATGGCCATGGATGATGCACCGGCCTTTTCAGCGTTGCTGTTTGTCGCGCCTGCAGTTTGTGCCTCCGGTCTTTTATCCGGATTATCCTGGTAAAAACTTTCTTCCCCTTCAGCGCGGCCCTCGGCAAATGATTTGGCAAGCTTGGTTCCATAGTCTTTAGCAGCATTCAGCACCTTATCAAAGCCCTCGCTAAAACTGTAATCGCTGTCAAACCAGTTCTTCGGATTAAAAACACCTTTTATAAGGTGCCATATTCCATCCAGAACCTGTTTGATAAATTCATAATAACCCGTAAACGCTGTTTTAATGAAGTTCCAGACGCCCATAAGTACACCCCGGAACGTGGCCGATGTTTTCCAGAAGTAAGCCCCAAGCGCAATAAGGGCCGAAACGATGGCTGCAATCCACCCAAGTATCGGAATGTTCATTATAGCTATACCCAAAGCTTTAGCCGCAGTTGTCATTAATCCGAAAGCACCGCTTACCAAAGAACTTCCCAAGGTGACTATTTTGCCAATAACCGGCATGGTCTTTAGCGTATTGAAAAGCAACAATATTCCTTTTCTGGCGTTTGCCATGTTAGCCATTACCATGACTGCTCCTGAAAGGCCGTCAATAAACGGGGCAATGCTTGATGTAATATCGAACAAACCTATTTTTAAATCTGTAAACCAAGCACTCACACGGCTCATGGTTTCTGTGTAACCGCTCATAACGACATCTGCTTGTTCGGTTGCAGTATTTGTCCCTGTTATTGCTTCCTTTAATCGATCCTGGGCATCCACAGAATTGATTAAAATATTAGCGGCGGCAGCATTCTCCATTCCAAAAATTTGAGCAATTACGGTTGCATCCGCCTGTGCCTTTTGTAATTCTCTTAGTCTGTCAGTTAATGGAATCGTTTTATCTGAAACAACGTCGAAATCAACTCCGAGAGATTGTATTTTTTTAGCAGCTTCTTTCGGAATAATATCTTCTCCGGCCATCTTGGCAAGAACATTGCGCAGTGCAACACCTGCTTCAGAACCCGTCTTACCTCCTCGGGCCAGTTCCTGTAAAGCTGCATTGGTTTCTTCGAAGGTAAGATTTGAGTCTTTTGCCTGAACCCCTGCTTGCTTAAGAGCCTCACTTATTTGAGTTACCTCAGCCGCACCCTCTTTCGCACCAGCTGCCATGACATTCATCATGTTTGTCATCTCTTTAGCTGCTTTTGCAGGGTCTGACAAATCAACTCTGAATTGCAACATCGCAGTTGTTAATGCATCCATTGCTCCAACAGCATCATTGTCCATTGTTTTGCTGAGCGTTGCAATATTGACTCCCATCGTTTCAAGTGCATCCTGATTGGAAGCTATATCCGGCCCAAGTCGGGATAAAACAGCTTTATAGCTTTCAACCATATCGGAGGCATCTCCTCCGAAAATCTTAGCTGTATTCCTTGCCTTCTTTCCGAGTTCATCAAGAGCTTCACCTGTTACTCCTGTAATAGCTTCAATTTCGAGCATACTTTGCTCAAATCTGGCTCCAGGGGCGTTTATTTGTTTAAACTGATTCGCGAGATTCTCAACACTGTCTGCAACTGCGAACAGATCGATAGCAGACATTTCCTCAAGTGCACTTTTGCTCTCCTCCGCTTCCTGCCCAACATCCTCCACGGCATCTGCGGCTTTATTGGCCGCTCCTATTACTTCTTTCATAGGAGCGGTCAGTCTGTCCACCAACTCAAGAATCCATTGTGTCTTGTTCGCCATTCTTACCGAAGATTGCCGCAGCCGCAGATACAACTGCCGTTTTAAGGTTTAAGAATTGAATTTTATTCAGATAGAGGGTTTCAGCGTAAAGCTCACACCACTTTTCTTCATCCAGCTTGTCAGGATCAATATGAAAAGTCTGCCTAATCATGGCATCACCCTGTCTGATGATATCATGATCCTCTATTTGGTATTGCTTTACGCGTTCGCTAAAAAAGTGGCGACGGGCGCAATCATCTTTTCAAGCTTCGACACCACACCCATGTAAACTATGCCATCCTCCAGAGCATCCATATCCCCACCAACCACAAGGTTCTTTATAGCCTTATCGGCAAACTCATCTATTTTTCTGTCTTTTGCCAATGGTAGTAACATCTTGATATGGCTACGGTCTGGTCGCCTTACAACAAATTGGTATTGCTCAGCTTCGGTTATGACCTTCCCGTCTTTATCCTTTTCCTCCGGTTCTACCACCACCGTTACAAGCTTCACATGCTTGTACTTTACTTTCAAGTCCTTGAGAATTTCCGGAGTAATGGTGGAGGTAATAATTCCGGTCGGAATTGCGGCCATTGAGATAACTTCACGGGAGTTATTGGCCATGTAGTCAATGGCCGGGGTTATGTCCACACCTGAGACAATAGAGGCTGTTACACCTACCATCAGGACAAGCAGACACGTCAATAAGATTCCAATTGATTTCTTCATTTTTCAAGTATTTAAATGGTGCTTAAACAGGATTACAAAACATTCCAGCCGATATGGCTGATAAGCATCTCAAACTTGTAAGCAATGGTCTTGTCGTTTTGCTTAACAGCCACGCCGCGTCCGGGAAGCTTACAATTGTGAATGCGGTCTTTAATCTTGATGTCGTTGTATTCGTATTCCACAACGATATCAAAAGGAGCAATGTCGGAGAGTCTTTTCCCTGGTGGGAGTGAACGCTGAATAGCATTTACCTCTTCCAGGTAAAGAGTGATGGCCGCTTTGGCAGAGTAATTACCCTCACCATAACCAACAGGGAATTTCCCGGCCCCGTAAGCGTTTTCCATCTCCACATTATCATCATACTCAAGTTCGGTGATGCCTTCCACATCACGCCCAAGCATGTTAATGGTGATTGAGTTCCATCCGGCCAGTTTGCCGAACTTATTAATTAGTGTACTTGCAGTTGCCATCTTTTACAGTTTATCGGTTAAACCCAGGTCAACATCAAATTCATGCACGGTTTTACCAACAACGAGCTGACCTTTTACGCTTAGTGGTGTATCCTCAGATGGGGCCTGCGCCGGGTTAATATAGATGTCTTTTCCATCAATATTGCCGGCGGCCTGCATTGAGTCCAGTGCACTCATCACATCCGATTCACAACCACTGATCCAGGTGCTTTTGATGTACCCGGTAGCCGGATCGGTTGGCACTTTAGACCGAACCTTTGGAATGAGAGTACGCCGGATTATGCGTGCTGCTTTATTCCAGATGCAGTTGAGATTGAAATAGGCATAATCACTGGTTTTACTGACAGCAGTCGGACAACCGTTCCAGTAAAATCCGCTGTAATCGGCAAACGAGCCTACATACATATAGCCTTTTGCTGTAAGGCTGGATTGTTGAGCTGGTGTAAGACTCTTAAATGCTTTGCCGTCACAAAGAGCGGCACTCAGCCAGCGGCCCAGCAGTTCATCGGTAAGAGAATAGTTTTCCTCTCCCCGTCGATCACGGGGTTTATCCTCTATGTCAACGCTTCCAATATCCTCATGCACTTTTCTCACAGCCACAGAACCAAGCGCTGTTCCAACGGCAGCCCTCAAAGCATAAGACGCTTTCAAAGCTGCCTGCATTGGTTCCTGGGCGATCACATAGGTCACATTTGGAGCAGTTAGTTCACGAAGATCAGGATAGGCTGTAACATCAATGCCTAACGCATCTCCAACTCCTTCCACAAAAATGCCGTCAATCAAAAGGTGTTCCTCCTCAAATGCTGAAACAAGACTCTGGAAGCTCAGCGCATCAGCATCGGCGGTTGTAACGGTTGTATTCAGTCCGGCGAAGCCCAGGACATTGACACCGTCAATAGACCGGATGGCTGTTTTTAGTTCCTCACTTGCCACCAGGGCAGCAACTGTTTGCGTTGCATCCACAGGAATCAGCCAAAAGGTTGTACCTGGAGAGAGCCTGAACATTTCCGACAAATGAAAATGAACCAACTCATCATTTGTATCATCCGAGGACTCGGTAATCCCTAAATCCTCAGCCGTGGTAATGTCAAGTAGTTCGTAAGCCTTATTAAATGACATGCCTCCCGGAAGAGTCATGCCACAAATAAGAGCTATCACGCGGTCTGAACTCACTTGTCGGTTCAGACCGCCATTTAACTTATTAATATTCGCACCTGCAAAGCTCATGCTTAATCGGTTTTAAGTTCTTTAATCCGGGCTTCAGCTGCTTCAATAACAGACTTACGCTGTTTGCCCTGTTCCTCTGCTGCCAGAATATGCTCAACAGTGTTTGCTGTTTCAGCTTCCTTAATTGCAACAACTAAAGCTTCTGCAGTCTCCACCTTGGGAGATTTGACGCTAACAAAATCATCGCGTGTAAAGAAGTGTATCTTCAGCTCCTTTTTATAGCGGTTTTTAGTAGCGTGGTTCTTTACGGCGTTATCACCTTCATCGGTGATAAAGGCCATGCCGTCGGTGGTAACAGCCACCTTTTGTGCCTTTTTGTATCGCTTGAATACATCGGCTGCCACAGCCTTGATTTCTTCTTTATTAAGTACCTTCATGGTTTAACTAATTAAACCGGCCGGGGTAATCCGGCCGGTAAATGAAACTTACACAACAATGCCGCTCACGATAGCACCGACACCAATTTCCTGAATCCGATCCACCAACCCGTAGGTCTGAGTTCTAAACTCAGAAGTAGGATCCGCCGATTTGGTATCAGTGGTTTCCGGCTTGTACAAAATCTTAACACTGTCAAGATGATATACTGTATTGGTCGCATGGAAAAACAACGATGCCCGGCGATCGGTGGAGGTGAGAGCTGCTCCTTTAGCCAGTTTGGCGCCGGTCTGGTCGTAAGCCAAAACCGCGTTGTTTTTAAAGAACTTAAATCCCATCACAGACTGAACTTCTCCGGTCTTGGGATCAAAAAATATGTTCTTGTTAGAAAAATAAGCGGCACTATCGCGGTCAATGATCAGATCTGTTCTGTGCTCTGGGCATAGAACCATATAATTCTCTTCGGGATTACCAAGGTTGAGTACCTCAATCCTTTCAAGATAATTAACCAGGTCAACAAAAGTCAGGCGCTTCCGTCCGGTTCCATCATCCTCTCCGGTTGTTCTCATTACAGGCATATCGTCATTAGTGTCATCAGACGGAGCCAATTTCCACATCACGTGGTCACGAATACCTCTTTTGAAAGCTTCTGTATGCTTCACACGCACAGCAGAACGCTTGTCATAGTTCAACGACCTGATTTCTGCATCATCTACAGAAGTAGGTTCAGTGTCGTATTTTTCCCACTCAACAAAGGCCTTTTTACCATCCATTTTCTTGGCGGTAAACTCAGCCGAATTGTCAACGATGAATCCAACGTTGTTGATGAGCTTGTTAAAGCGGATACCATCAGCGGTAATCGCTTGCCTTGGGGCCCCCTTCAGCACACCAATGAAATCATCTTTATCATTTTTGAACTCGGCCAAAAGCTGCGGGGCCACATATTGATTCAGCCAGTTGCCATCTACTAATACTGCCATCAGTTAATTATTATTAGAATTAATACAAGGAATAGAAATTGTTCGTTGCCATCTACTAATACTGCCATCAGTTATCCACCTTATTTGATTTTGTTGCGTTTTTTCCAGTCAGCAAACAATGCATCGTATGCTGCTGGGTTCTCATCCTGTAATTGCGCCAGCAAATCAGGGTCTTCTTCCTGAAGTTGCTCAAAGGTCTTGCCTTGGTAAGTAGATGACTTACCGTCTGCAGATGTCTTAATTTCTGCCGATAAAGGTTTCTCAACGGGCTGAATGTCATCAAGCAGGGCCTTGGTGCCATCGTAGTCCTTTTCAAACATGGCCTGCCATTTGCTCCTGGCATCTGCTTTAATGCGCTTTTCCTTTTCGGCCTTGTCAAGGATTGCCTTGATATCGGCTTCGCGCTGTTCCTTTTCCTTGCGCTCTGTCTCTGCTTTGAGAGCGTCATAGTCTGCAGCCTTTTTCGCATTGTCTGCGATACGGGCGTTAACTTCCTGCTCGGTTGACTTTTCAGGCATCCCAAGCATTGTTGCAATAGCTTTTACATCCATTTCCAGATTGTTATTGTGATTAATATCGGTATTAGCAATGGCAATGGGAGAGCCACTCTCCTTAATTACCGCCGCCGTGTCGGTGTCAATTTTAACTGGCTCCTTAACTTTGTCTACAAACCCCCATTCTACAGCCTGTTGAGCCGTAAGCCAAAAATCACCGGCGTCCCACTTAGCTTTAAATTCTTTTTCCGTCTTTTTCAGTTTAGCCACGTAAGCGTCGTAGTAGGTCGAAGTCATGTTCTTGACAAGTGCCAGGTAATTTTCTATGTCCGTCTCATTCCCATATGTGCCTCCCATGGGTTTGTGCAGCATATATTGCCCGTTTTTTACCTGCTCGAACGAAGTAGCACATACGGCAATGTATGTCCCGGCACTTGCAACAATTGCTCCTCCCTCCGCAGTATATTCGCCGAATATTTCATGCAGAATATTGACAATTTCGTTTGCCTGGATGCAATCGCCACCAATTGTCATGAGATATACATGACAGTCAGTGGCCCCACCCTCTTTTAACTCTTGGCATTTTGCCCGGAAATCAGTGGCATTATTACTGTTCCACTCTGTTATTTCACCAATGATGTCAATTCTTGCAGTACTTTCCTCGGCGAATACATTTATTTTAAGCTTCTGTTCCATAGGCTTGCTTTTTCATAATAGAAAACAGGATTATTACCTTCAGGCAACAAAGGTTTATCCTTTTCCAAAGTATTACAAATCAGTATTTAATGAGCTCTAAAAAATTCTGGAAGTACTCGTTATTTCCCTTTTTTACCTAAAAATATTAGAGTAGAAAAAATGCCTATTTCCCAAACCGGACAAATCCAGTCACCTTTGCAAATAAAAGACTTGCAATGGCTAAAAAGACGAACTCAAAAGGCCCCAAACGAAAGAAACAACTCACCCGCAAGGAGTACGAGAAGTTGAGGCATACAGCTTACGAGTACATTGTAGTGCACGGGCTTGACCAAAAGGAGGTAGCGCGCATGCTTGACCTTACAGAGCAAACTATTTCCAAGTGGTCAAAGGATGGGAAGTGGAGAGAGGAAAGAACATCCAGGCAGCAATGCCACTCCACAGACACGGCCAACACCAAACAGATCCTTCGCCTGATGAGTGAACAGCGGCTCAAAATTGAAATGAAGATCCGGGATGCGGAAAAAACCGGAGACAAGGATGAAGAGTTGAAACTTCGAAAGGAGGCGCGGGCCTTATCAGATGAAATGAGTAAGCACAACAAAACGCTGCTTAACCTGGAAAAGGAAAACCGCATCACATTAGGTGTTTACATCGATGTGTTTGATGACATCTTTACAAGCCTGCGCAATTATGATGAAGACCTCTGGGGCAAAACCATCGACTTTCAAACCATTCAGATTCGCAAAAAGACAAACGAGTTAGGTTAATGGCTACACAACGCAAAACAGATAAGGAAAAGGCGGAACTATATCTCAAAAAACTTGAGATAGCACGGAAGGCTAATGATGTTAATCCTTTTGAAACAAAAAATGAACAGGAAGAGCGTATCCGCAGAGCAAAGGAGGATGTGGTTTATATGGTTATGACATACCTGCCTCATTATGCGACTGCCGAATGTGCAAAATTCCAGGAAGATGCAGCCAGGGAAATTGCAAATGATGTTTTGATTAAAATATTCCTGGAATGGTTCAGAGGTGCCGCCAAATCTGTTTGGGCAAATGTCATTATTCCATTGTGGCTTTGGATGAGAGAGGACTATATGTTTTTTTGTCAAATGTCCGACAGTCTCGAACGAGCTCAGGAACTCATAGCAGATGTTCAGGCTGAATTGGAGGGAAACCCTCTTTTAATACATGATTTTGGCCATCAGAAAAGTGATGGTGACTGGGAATATGGGAACTTTAGCACCATAGACCAGCGGTTTATTGGCAAATCTTTTGGTATCCGGAAAAAGGTTAGAGGTGTTCGTGTTAAAAATAGACGGCCTACCTATTGGAGTATCGATGACCTTGAGACACCGGACACTATTGCAAGTCCAAGAAGAATGAGAAGACAGGCAAGTATTATTGAGCGGGATGTAGTGCCCACAATGACCGGGCCAATAAGACGTCTTGTTTATTCAAACAACCGATTCGCTAGGGTAATGACTCAAACAATTCTGCAGGAGCGTCATCCCTCATGGGTTGTTCGTCAGATTAAAGCATACAATAAAGTAACCTATCAGCCTGCATGGCCTGCTATGTACTCAGCAGAGTATTATAAACAGCAGGAAGTTGACATGGGTATCCCGGCCGCTTATGCTGAATATCTCCATGAGTCCATAATAGAAGGTAGTGTGTTTAGTGAAGACCAAATTCAATGGGCTAAACTTCCATCGCTCCTGGATTTTAAAATGATAATCGTTCACTGGGATATCGCTTACACTGACAATGAGAAAAGCGACTACAATGCTTGCCGCGCATGGGGTCTTCATGGAAATGATTTTTGGTTGATTGACTGCTACCTTAAACAGTCGAAAATGAAACAAGCAGTTGAATGGATGTGCCGGTTTAAAAAAAGATTACCAAAAGGAACCAATGTCATTTTCCAATATGAATCGCAGTTCTGGAACGGTGAAGTACAACGTGCGATAAACGAGGTTGAGGAACAATACTACGATACGCTTAACCTGGTTAAAATCCAGGTACCAAAAGTCAACAAGCTTATGCGCATGATCACCATGCAGCCTTACTACCAAAACGGCAGGATATATTACAACGAGGCACTTAAAAGCCATTCAGACACACAGGTCGGAATTATGCAGCTTTGTTCAGTTGAGGAAGGAAGTAACGAGCATGACGATGCGCCCGATGCAGACCAACAGGCTATATCAAAGCTTGAGCTCTATTCCACTCCTGGAGGTCAGGCAAAAGGCAAATCATATCGCACCGGTAAAATGAAATCTAAATACAACATGCCATGAAGTACATTAATAAAGATGACTTGATTTCTGTAATACAGGAAAGGTTAATGACCGAGACAGTTGCACTCTCTCCGGAGGCACCATTGAATGACAATACCATTTTAAACGACATTGAGGAGAAAGCAATAGACCTGGTTGTATCATATATATCCGGTAAATATGATTATACAAGGATATTCCCGGATGCTCCTGAAACTCCAATCCGAAACGGAATACTTGTGCAGATCATTGCCTCTATTGTGGTTTACAGAAGCGTGCGCCGGAATGCTGCAAGAAAGGTGCCTGAAGATTACATGCAATTATACAGCGATGCGCTGAAGCAGTTGGAAAAGATTCAGTCCGGATCCATGAAACTTGTCAACTGTCCTCTTCTTTCCAATGATGATGGTAGCCCAGTGAGCCCATTGTATGGCAATAACACCAACGATAATTTTTTTATTTAAACACTACTTAAATGGCCAAGCAAAAA